GGCGTACTTTGGGGGGCAGGGGAGGGATCGACGCGGCAGAGCCATTGACGACGTCTCTCAGGTCAACCCTACGACGGACCCGGGGGGTATGGTGGCGAGCATCCCCGCCAACGGAGAGGGGAGGAACCTCCAGGTCTGGGATCGGAATCTCATCACGATGGTGCCTCCAGGAGCCCTCATATGGGAGCAGTTGCTAGGCCGTACACACAGAGACGGCCAACTGGCCGAGGAGGTCACTGTGGACGTTCTGCTGGGTTGCAAAGAGCACCTGGATGCGTGGTACGGAGCCTTGTCAGGGGCACAAGCCGCTTTGGACACGACGGGCATGTCACAAAAACTGTTGACGTGCCAGGTGGACGGGTTCCCCGACGAGGACGAGGTGCTCGAGCGCACGGATTGGCGCTGGGGGAAGCAGAAAGAAGAAAATGAAGATGAGAGGTAAGTAATCCCCTCAGTCCGCTTTAGGATTCAATTGCAGGCCACAAGGCCTCAGAAAGAAGGAGAAGTAAGATGGCAGCGAATCCGTTTGCAGGGTTGAAGACGGCGAGCATCTCAGGGTCGGGGAGCTATCTGGATCCGGCGGGAGGTGAATACGTCCTCAAGATTGAAAACATCATGTTCAAGGAGGAGCTACAGAGTGGTGGGCAGGCCATGATTGTGGACCTGGAAGTCATCGAGAGCACGAATCCTAAAGATCCCCCGGGCTCCAAGCGTAATTGGTTCCAAGCTAAGAATGCGAGTTTTGGAGGGGCCGTTCTGGAGTTTCTTTATGCAGTTTTGAAAGTGGACTACAAGCAGGACCAAGACCTCGCGGCGCAAGTTCAAAGTGAGTCCCCAGAGCTCATGCAGGCCGGGCTGGAGGGTAAATTCAATGGCACCGTCGTTCGGTGCACCACAAAACACAAAATCACGAAGGCCAAACAGAAACCCTTCACTGTTCACAGCTGGTCGAAATACTGATACTTTTGGCCGGGGGCTTCTTAGCTTCCCGGCCTCTTTTTTCGGAACCTCGAGGGCATGGCAGATGGCAAGACCTGAATGGGAAGAATATTACGTGCAAATTGCAAAAGCCGTGGCCACTCGAGCCACTTGCAACCGGAAACACGTAGGAGCTGTTATTGTAAGAGACCAGAGCATTCTTGCCACAGGGTACAACGGATCTGTAAAAGGCACGCCCCACTGTGATTCCCACGGACACATTATGGAAGACGGGCATTGCGTTAGGACGGTCCACGCCGAGGCCAACGCGGTAGCTCAGGCTGCCAAGAGGGGGGTCAGTCTGGAGGGGGGTACGGCGTATGTGACGTGCTGTCCTTGCAGAGGCTGCTTTCAGCTATTGGCCAATGCGGGCGTGAGAGAGATCATTTATGCAGAGAGCTATAGGAATGAAGCCATTTCTCAGATGGCTTTAGAGGCGGGCGTAAAAGTCAAGTCTCTGGAAAGCTCTCTGATTCGCCCAAAAGATATGGGTCTATCTGAAGATCTTGTTGACGGCTTGAACATCCGAGGATCGGTACTTCCGAGGTCTGCATGATGAGAGTGGTAGCTTTTGACACGGAAACACAACTTTTTCGCCCTGGTGTCATGGCCCCCGAGATTGTGTGCGGTCAGTGGAGGTTTTCTGAAAAGGAACCTCAACTGGCTTTGCACACGGACCTTCTTCCGGAGCTGGAAAGCTGGCTGAGAGACCCTGAAATCCGTATTGTAGGGCATCACGTAGCTTACGACGTAGCGGTCACTTGCGCTGAGTGGCCGAGCCTTCTCCCTCTGTGGTTCGAGGCTTACGACGCGGACAGGGTCACGGACACGATGTGGAGAGAGATTCTCATCGACACGGCGTGCGGCCGCTACAGGTTTCGCACTGCTCCAGACGGAAAAGTCACGAAAGTCAACTACGGTCTCGCGGACCTGGCACATCGCCACCTTGGCCGAGTTCTCTGGGGTAAGAAGGGGGGGCCTCGTACTACCTACGGACCTCTTCGGGGGGTGCCCATATCCCAATGGTCGGAAGATCACGTGAGATACGCTAAAGACGACGCTGTGCACACCTTGGATGTTTACGAGGCCCAAGAAGAGTTGAATAGGCTGGCTATTGCAGAGCATGGTGTAGATCTTTTGTCGAGTCAGTTCCGGGAGACTCGGGCGTATCTGGCCCTGCACTTGGCCTCCGTCTGGGGGCTTCGTACAGATGCTGCTAAGGTGTCTGCGCTAGAGACGCAGACTGTCCGGGCTGTGGATGTCCTGGAGGCTCGCCTGAAGGAGGCAGGTTTCGTCAGACCCGCGGGGACTCGGGATATGAAGAGGGTGGCGGCCTACATGGCCGAGGTGTGTGCGCAAAAAGGACTTCTTGTTCTTCGCACGCCTGCGGGAGGCATCTCTCTGGATTCGGAGGCTTGCGATCGGGTAGACGACGATCTCCTGAACGATTACGCAGAGTACGTTACTCTGAAGGCCCTTCTGAACAAGGATGTGAAATTACTCCGTGAGGGCACAGTGGCCCCTATCCACACCCGTTTCGGGTTTGCGGAATCAGACAGAGTCACTAGTTCGTCCCCTAACGTTCAGAATTTTTCAAGGAGTGCGTAAGATGAAAACGGGCAGTCAGGTGTTGATGGAAGCTCGAGCGTTGATTGAAAACCCTACAAGGTGGACTCAGGGAGAATTAGCACGTGACGAGCAAGGGCGTCCTGTAAATTGTCTATCCTCCCGTGCTGTGCGTTGGTGTGCGGCAGGGGCTATCTATAGAGTGGCCGGAGGGTCGGATGCAGTCAACAAGGCTTTTGGCCTGCTTGCTAAAGTTTGTCAGGATATCCCTCAGGTCAATGACACCCAAGGACTCAAGGTCGTCCTAGAGATTTTTGAGAGAGCAATCAAGAAATGAATGTCCGAGAGTGTTTCACACCCCGGAAGGGGTATGTATATGCCCAGGCGGACTACGAGCAACTGGAGTTGCACACACTGGCGCAAGTGTGCTTCCGCCTTTATGGGTATTCCGTCTTAGGGGATGTCCTCAACGAGGGCCTAGACCCCCATACGGAACTCGCATCCGAGATTCTTGGAATAGCCCCGGAGCAGGGGCGCAAACGAAGAAAGGACAAAAACGATAAAGAGTTTGATGGCGCCCGGCAGCTGGCCAAAATTGCAAACTTCGGTCTGCCCGGGGGGATGGGGGCCAAGAGATTTCTAGCGGCGTTAGTGCAAGCGGGTATTGAGGGCGCCACGATGGCGCTCGCGCAGAAAATCAAGGCTGCATGGCTTCGCCGCTGGCCTGAATTGGCCCTCTACTTCGATCGGATTGCAACCCTGACGAGTACCCCGGAGGGGACTTGCACTCTCGTGGACCCCTTCACGGGGAGAGTCAGAGGGGGCGTGCAGTACACCAATGGGTGCAACGACGGCTTTCAAAGCCTCGGGGCGGCGGTCGCTAAAGAGGCCACATGGTTGGTTTCCAAAGCGTGCTACATCGGGCAGAAGGAGCCCGTGATGTTGGGCTCTAGGATCGTCAACATGATCCACGATGAATTGATTCTGGAGGTTCCTGACGACCCCCGGGCGCACGACGTGGCCAAGGCCTTGGAGAGGCTGATGGTGGTGGGGGCGGACAAGTATCTGACGGACGTGAAGGGAAAAGCCCCTCCTCTTCTGATGCGGTATTGGAGCAAGAATGCCGAGGCCTGTTTCGATGAGCAAGATCGTTTGGTACCTTGGGAAGGCGTTTTATGCGCAGCCGAAAATTGCTCTAAACGGGCCAATCGCAGACTCTCGGGGGTTTGGCTATGTGGTTCTCACGTCTGAAAGGGAAGTCCCAGTGATAGGAAAAGACACCAACCCAAAAGATGCAGTAGCTGGCACTAAGATACCCCTTTGGCTTCTGTCCCCTATAGCAAAAGCCAAATGGGCGCTAGCCCAATTCTCCGGTATGATCAAGTACGGAGCTTGGAATTGGCGCGCAGCAGGGGTACGTTCGAGTGTCTACCTGTCCGCAGCACAACGGCACCTAGACGCTTACCTCAGTGGAGAGGAAGTGGACCCCCTAGACGGCACAGACCACCGAGCCAACATCATGGCCTGTATGGCTATTCTGATGGATGCTCAGGCGGCGGGAAAGCTCATAGATGACAGGCCTCCCAGTGTCAGTGTGAGGCCAATCTACGCGGAACAAGAGGGGCTCATGGAGAGGCTGAGGAAGCAATATGAATCCTCGGCCCCGAGGCATTACACTATCGCAGACTCGGAGTAAGTTTTTCGACGGGCCCCCTCTACGCTTTCTTTTATGAGACTGTTGAGGCGGATAGATGTTTGCGGTCGGGAGTACCGAGTCTTTGAGTCGACGCCTCCCAAATACCCAGACTTGGAGACAGCAGAGGCTGTTTGCGACAATGAGTCGGCAACCATAGTGGTTTTTTCGGGACTGGCCGACACCGTGAAGATAGACAGGCTTTTGCACGAGATTCTACATGCGGTCATCACGTGCTCGGGGCTAGTTCACAAGCTGGAAGAAGCGTGCGGCCTGGATGCGGATGTGCTTGAGGAGGACATCGTGACAACGCTTACCCCCGCCCTCAGGGGGGCTTTGAAGTCTGCTGGATGGAGGGAGCCCAAAACAATCGGCAAATCCAGGACAAGGAGAGCGACGTGAAAAAACCAAACCCCCTCTTGATAGACCTTGACGGAGTTCTTCTGGATTTTATCGGGCCTCTATGTGATCTCCTCAATGCCCCCGAGGTTTTAGAGGCCCGATGGCCAGGGGGCCTTAGGACGCCCTCCCAGTTCCAGAATTACGGAATGGAAGAGACGCTTTCTCCTCATGAAATGAAGCTTTTTCATCAATGGATGGACGACGGCACCCTCGCAAAAGCGAGGCGGTGGTATCCCGGATCCCGGTCATTCTTGGCTCACGTGCAGAAGACAGCTCCCGTGGTCATACTCACGGCGGGGGGGCCGAATGACTGGAACAAACAGACCAAACATCTGATTGCCCTCAGCTCAAAGAGTTTGGAGTTGCGTTTCTCTGCCCCGGACAAGAAATCGGATGTAGAGGGGCTGACTCTAATAGAGGACAGGCCGGATACAGCTACGGCCTGGGCACTAAGCCAAAAAAGATTCGCAATCCTTATTGATAGGCCTTGGAATCGTACTGCCGCTGTAGGTCCTCGAGTCCTTCGAGCCAAGGACTACGCAGAAGTCCGTCTCTTGCTGGAGGGCTTGCGATGATTTCCAAAAAATTGGCACTTGTCCGTGAGCAGTTGAAAAAAGAGGAAGAGGCTCGACATAAGAAGGAGGTCGCGCAACTTGTTGCTCAAGTGAGAGAGTTGGCAGCGCGGCAAGAGTTCCTGGACAAGGTGAAACCCTTTCATAGGCCTCCTAGAATCCTGGCCGGGGAACGTACGTCGGGACTCAGAGAGATGACCGCTGTGGTGCTGGCTTCGGATTGGCACGTTGAAGAACCTGTCGAGGCAGAATCTGTAGCACATTGCAATGAGTACAATCTGACTGTTGCAGACCTTCGGATCCGGAGGTTTTTCAATGGAATAATCTGGAACATCGAGCACCAAAGAGCCTCCAAAAGGCTGATGATAAGGGACTTGGTTCTTTGGCTCGGGGGAGATCTTATCACGGGCTTTATCCACCCTGAGCTTGTGGAGTCCAACGAATTGTCCCCTACCGTGGCCACGAGATGGATCCAAACAAGACTCAGGGATGGGCTCGCGACCCTTTTAGAAAGATGCAAGTTGGACAGAATCGTTGTCCCCTGCTCTTACGGGAATCACGGGAGGACGACAGAAAAACGCAGAGTGAGTACAGGTTACGCCAACTCTTTCGAGTGGCTCATGTACCACAATCTGTCCGATGCATTCACCTCGGATAAGAGGGTGCAATTTGAGATCACAAATAGCCCCCATCAGTATGTCCAGGTGTACGACAAAATCTTACATTTCCACCACGGAGACGAGGTCAAGTACCAAGGCGGAGTGGGAGGCGTTGCAATCCCTCTATTGAAGAGGGTGGCGTCCTGGGACTCCGTGAGGACTGCGCACATCCACCACGTAGGGCATTTCCATCAGTTGAGAGATTTTGGAAATGCTGTGGTCAACGGTTCGCTGATAGGCTACGGTCCTTTTTCTCAGAGCATTGGTGCACGTTTCGAGTTGGCCCAGCAGGGCATGTATTTCATTGACTCGAAGATGGGGAGATGCCAATCTACCCCCCTATGGGTGCAAAAGCCGTCAGACATCAAAAAGGAGTAACCGTGAAAGAGAAGTTCCTCGAGTTCCGAGCATGTCTCCAAGACGTCCGTTTCGACCTGATGACCCAAGGGGTCCCTACGATGCAGGAGGACGGCAAGCCCCTCCCCCTGACGCAGCTTATAGAGAATTTCAGGGAGGCGCATCCGCGGGCGCAACTGCCCAAGTCCGTGCAGAAAGCCCTCTCGGTGAGAAACGTCCTCATCGTGAAGAACATGGGCCTAGTGGGCCGGGTGGCCATTCGGCACAAGAACCCTCAGGTCCCCCACGAGGACATGGAGCAAGCGGGGGTTCTGGGGCTGATACGTGCGTTGGAGGAGTACGACCCCTCTCGGGCGGCCTTCTCCACTTTCGCGATCATCTGGATCCGAGCGGCTGTGCAAAAGGCTCTTTCTTCTGGGGGCAAGGCGGACGTGGGGGGTTACACACAGGACGACAGAAAGGCCGCTGCAATTTACGCGAGAACGGGGCAGATGCCCACGGCCAAAGAGATGAAACTGGCGCCTTCCAAATTGCAGCATGAAAGGGTGTCTAAGGCTGTGCTGAGCCTGGACGAGCCCGCGAGAGGGCCGGGGGATGCGGGAGGCGAGCGTCTTTTGGGGGATTCTGCCACCTACCCCGACCAGAAGACGGCGGAACAGGAATTGCTTCACGATGAGGCTCTCAGGGTTTTGGAACTGTCTCTCGACAGGGTCCTCACGCACGTGGAGGGGCAGATGGTACGCCGGGCACTGCTCGGAGGGGAGACCCTGAGGGACGTGGCCAAGTCCCTGGGCTACACCTTCGGTCACGCCTGGGCGCTGAAAGAGCGGGCCTTGGGCAAATTGAATGCGGCCCTGAAGCCCATCCTCCGATGAGACCTAAAAAGCCGAGTTCCACAGAGCGTCGGCTGATCGATCTGGATCGCGAAAAGGTCCGGAGAGGAGGCCTCCGTGCTTTCACAAAATTGGCGTGGCCTTTGGTAGAACCTGCCAGCGTCTACAACCACAATTGGCACATTGACGCGATATCCGAGCACCTGGAGGCCGCTTACAGGGGGGAGATCAAGAAGCTTTTGATAAACATTCCGCCGGGTTGCATGAAGAGTCTTCTGACATGCGTGTTCGGTCCTGCTTACGCTTGGACTCAACAACCGGGGCTCGCATGGATCTTTGCGTCATTCGATGCCAAGTTGACCGCTCGAGATGCTGAGAAGACACTGAGGCTCCTTCAAAGCGACTGGTTCAAGTCCCGTTGGGGCAACGTCGTGTCGGTCAGCGACGAGGCGGCTATCACTGAGTACGTGACCCTTCAAGGAGGCTTTCGATTTGCCACATCCGTGGCCGGGAAGGCTACAGGTCGCCACCCCGACATTGTTGTGGTGGACGACCCCATAAAGCCGAAGGAGGTCACGAAGATCACTCTGGAGGCCACAATCAACTGGTGGCGCAGCACTATGCTCTCCCGAGCAAGGGATCCGATGACGGTGCGCCGTATTTGCATAATGCAACGCCTTCATCAAAGAGACCTGGCCGGGGTTTTCATTGAGGAGGGGGGTTGGGAGCATCTTTGCATCCCCATGAGGTTCGAGCCTCACGCTAAATGCGTCACCTCCCTGTGGGAGGACCCTCGGACAGAGGACGGAGAGTTGATGTGGCCGAGTCGGCACCGCGATCCCGAACTGAGAGCCAATGAGATCGAGATGACTCCCGCCGTTGTGGCGGCTCAAAATCAGCAGAGGCCCGCGCCGGAGGGAGGTCTTGTCTTTCTCCGAGAGTGGTTTCAAACCTACTCGAGGGCAGAAACCCCTAAATTCGACGCCATGTGCCAGTCTTGGGACTGTGCTTTCAAGGCCATCGACTCGTCCGACTACGTTGTTGGCCAGGTGTGGGGGCGAAAAGGGGGTCAGTTTTATCTGCTCGATGAGGTCCGAGCTCGCATGACGTTCTCCGACACGTGTGCAGCGATTCGAGCTATGCGGGCTAAGTGGCCCAAGGTCTCCGCGATTCTCATCGAGGACAAGGCTAACGGGCCGGCGGTGGAAAGTGTGCTCTGCAAAGAGATTCCTGGCATCGTCATGATCAACCCTCAGGGCGGCAAGGAGTCGCGGGCCAATGCCGCGAGCCCCTTCTTCGAGGCCAAGAATGTGTTTCATCCTAACCCCTCCGCGGCTGCAGATGCTTGGGTGGAAGAGCACAGGGAGGAACTCGCCAATTTTCCGACGGGCACCTACGACGATCGCGTGGATGCTTGCACGCAAGCTCTCATCTGGCTGGCCGAAAGGCGTTCCGCGATGATTGCCGCCATGGAAACTCTCCGGGACCGATCGAATCCCTTCAGTAGATGATTGCTCTTACACTTCGAGCATGCCTCTCAAGAGCGAAACGAAAGTCATCGGTGCCCATGAGTACACGGTTTACCAGCTGGGCGCCATCACAGGTAGGGAGGGTCTGCGAAGACTCACACGGCTGATTAGCCCGGCGCTGCCTAGCCTGGCTGCAATGTTTCGAGATGCGGGGCCGGAGGCCTTGGCCGCGGGGTTGTCGGCCCTTCTGGAGGGTCTGGGGGCCGAGGACCTGGCGTACTTCTGCGACACCTTCGCGCCGAAGTCGACCGTTCGTCTCGAGGACGGTAAAAGTCCGAACCTCAAAGACATCTTTGATGTCCACTTTGCAGGCAATTATTACGAGATGATTGAATGGCTCGTGTTTTGCTTCGAGGTGAACTACCGTGGTTTTTTCTCCGGAGCGCTGGCGAAACTCGTCAGCGCAATACCGGCCGCCCCGGCTCCGTCCGTCTGAACATCCCTGACGATGTGGACTGGGCTGTTTACCGTGTTTTGACGCATCCTCGCTGCCCGGCCACTACTCTTCGGGAGATGGAAGAGTTCTGGAACGTCGACGATCTGACCCGCATGAATGCGGTATTAGATGCGTTCGAGGACGCAGAAGCACGAGCCGAAGAGGCAGCAAGGAACAACCGTGGCACTCCGTGAGATATTGGCCTCTCTTGGCGTGGAGGTGGACGATCGGCAACTGGACGCGTTTGAAGTGCGTCTGTCCGGTGTCGTCGACAAGTTGAAACGCCTCACGGGGGCTTTCGTTGCAAGAGGGCTGGCCAAAGCCTTCAAAGGCTTCCTGGAAGATCAGGCCGAGGCGGGGTTCCAGCTGGGCAGGACGGCCGAGATGGTGGGGTTGTCCACGGAGGCTTTGCAACGGTGGCGGCACTCGGCAGACCTGGCCGGGGAGTCCACGGCGAAGTTTGATCGTGCGATGCGCTTCGTCCTGAAAAACGTGGGCTCAGCGGAGCTGGGCATGACCGCGGCGGGGAAGCAAATGCGGCGCTGGGGCATCGACATTTACGAGGCCGGCACGAAGAAGGTCAAGCCTGTTGGGGATCTGCTCTTCGAGTTCTCCGACCTGCTCAAGGCCATGCCCTCCCAGGCGAAGCGAACGGCCATGGCCATTCAGACTTTCGGTGTCGCGGGCGCTCAAGTGCTCCCCTGGCTGCAACAGGGCTCGGATGCCATCAAGGCGCAGCTTGCGGACTACGAGGCCCTCGGAGGGGGCATGTCCCACGAGTACGTGGAGTCGGCGGCCAAAGCCGCTAGGCAGACGCGCAGACTCCACCTGGCCATGATCACTTTGAAGGCGGGTATCGCTCAGGGGTTGATGCCCATGTTCGAGAGGTCTCAAAAGAGACTGGCGGAATTTGTAGGGCACATGGGTGTGGTGATTCGACAATCCAATGCGGTGCAAGTAGCGTTGCGTTTTCTGGCCGCGACGGCGGGGGTTGTCGTCGTTTATCAGATGGTCAAAGGCGCCCAGGCTGTGATTGCATTGGCCCGAGCTATGGGCTTTCTGAAGGCGGCTGCGAGCATTGGGAGCTTGTTGGGATGGGGTGCCCTGATAGCCGCGTTCGTAGGTCTCTACCTCGTTATCGAGGATCTCTCAGTCGCCATAGAGGGGGGCGACAGTCTTCTCCGCAAATGGCTAGATGACTCCTTCGGCATTGAGGAGACGGACAAGATTCTGACGGAACTTCTAGGGACTTGGAGGGCTTTGGTAGATCCGATCAAGCTCTCTACGGAGGAGGGGTCCAAGGGCCTTAGCAATATGGGCTGGGCCGCGAAAGGTCTGATCACTACGCTCGAGCTAATTATGGTTGCCGTGGATTTGTTATTGGCGGGTTTCAGGGCTTTGGGTAATGTGCTGATAGGAGATTTCAAGGCTGCGGGAGAGATCATTGATAAGACGGGGGATAAGCTTCTTTCTGTTTTCAAGAACTCCAAGTTGGCAAAGTTGACAGGCACCAATCCTGAAGGAACTCTCTTTGACGCATCAGGCGCGCCAGTGGCTCCGGGTACGCCTGCGTGGGCCAAGTTGAACGAGGAGAAAGACGCTTGGCTGGCTCGCACGGATCCTCAGGCCTTCCACAATCAGGTCTACCAGGGGGTCCCGCAGTCGGCTCCAGGGCCATGGCAGGGGCCTCAGATGCAATCCCACGTTGAAACCCACATCGTGATCAACGATGCGCAGGACCCTAAGAAAGTGGGTAAAGAGGTGGCCGAGCGCATAACAGGGCTCGTCTCTGAAAACCACGAGACAATGATGTCCGTGGGGGACGAGTAGCTACCAGCACCAAGTCAATATGGAAAGATCGATCTGATACCTTGCAGCCACTTGCGCAACCGTGGTGTGGTCGGGGCACACGAAGCTCCCCGGGGACCACTCGGGGTGCATGAGCGTTCCGGGGACGTGTTGCGCGCCGAATGCGTGCCCCAGCTCGTGCAGCAAGATGCCTTTCGTGTCTTGCTCGTAATGACCCTTGTACATGGAGACCTGGTTCCCTCCGATGCCGTTCACCCAAGCCAGCGCTCCGGGGGTTCTATTCGGCGTGGTCACTTCTCTCACCGTGATGTCACACGGTGGGTTAGCCCCCCTGTGAGCCACGATCCTATTCCATTGGTGGAGGGCCTTATCCCACATGGCCACGGCCTCGCTGGCCTCTCGAAGTTGATCCTGCGGGAGAGCAAGGCACACGTCTACGATGCCCGCGATACCGTCCACATTGGAAGCCGGGGGCAACCACATCGGCGTGCAAGCGGCTAAAACGAACCCCAATAATCCGAAGATTCTCACTCTCAAAGGGTAAGCAGGGCTTCAATATTGCCGGGCTTCGATCGAGGCATACCAAGGTTGCGTGCGTGTCGCGCCGTGGTATCGAATTTTTTCAATGCGATACCCTCCGACGAGGGCCGTCTCGGTGTCGAATTTTACGATAGATCCGCATTGCAGGCCCGGGATCAAAAGGGTTGTGGCTTTCACATACCCCTTGTTGGACTTCTCCACTTTGCCCACGAGGCCCGTGTCGGGACCGAGCTCGAAAGCCTCCGAAGCGAGAGCCTGTTTGAGCTTCAGAATTTGCAGCTTACCGTCTTGGATGGACCACTCGAGCCCTGCGGATTTACAGAGAGAACTTAGGAGAGCGGAGGTGTTGCCCGAGAGCACACCCCCCGCGGGGTAGAGCATCTTTGACCCTACGGAAGGATCATTGAGCGCAGTGATGTTACCCTCTCCAACCCCTGCGTCCGTCAGAGATTTGACAAGCTGGCGTATGGCCGCGGCTGCGTTCGTCTGCTCACCTACAGGGACACGGAGAGTTCTCCCCGCGAAAACTCCGTGCTTGTCTCCACTCGAGATCACAGTGACAAAATCAGGGCCTTCTCGGTGGGTCACGGCCGCAGCCATCTCTCCCAGGTACAGCAGGGACATTCCGTCCTTGTACCCTGCGTGAAGCTCTACGCCCAGAGTCGTCGCGGTCTCCAAGGCTTTCCTGTGGCTGGCCGTGAGATTCATCACGTGGATGGTTGCGACGTTAGGGATGGGTTTGAGGGTCTTCTTGACGTCGAAAGTTATGTCCAGGTCGGACACATCCAAACCCTCCGAGCCCACGCCAATGACCAGGCGCCAGCGGCGATCGAAAAGCCTCATGTGCTTGCCTCGCTGTTCATCTCCGCCAATTCGGCCGTGTCAAGGTAGAGCAGTTCGCATCGAAGCCCCTCCCCCAGCTCCTCGAGGTCCGGGGGAGAATCGTCCGCAGAGTTGGTGAAGGCAACCAGCTCCCCCGGGGGTAGGCCTTCCTCCGTGCGATCCCCTAGCAGGAAGGAATTGGCTTTGACCTTGATGCCCCTGGCCAGGTCAACCCCGTTGGGAGTCCGAATCGTCAGGTACCAACACCTCTCCCTCGCATTGTAGGCAAAATGCAGGACGTAGGCAACGCCTTCCAGTGTCGTGGTCTGCGTGTAAAAAGGGTCGGGAAAAGTTGGAATTAGCCACTGGGCCATAACAGGATTGTAGGAGCCCGGGCTACTACCATTCGATTATGGCATACCGTCTTGACATCAATGGCCGCGTCAAGTCTTTCAAGGGGACCCCTCAAGGGGGCATTCTCGCGCCGGCCTATCTGACTCGAACGGGGGTTTTCACATATCAGATCTCGGATGGGCAGGGGGGTACGAAGCCTTTTAGGGAACTGCGACCGAGCAGCGAAGTTTTTTCTCAGGATTCCCTTGACACATTGGCGTGCGCCCCCGTGACACGAGGTCACCCTTCGGACCCGGTGAACACGGATAATTGGAATCTCCTGGCGATTGGCCATGTCGGGGACTCGTTGAAGGTGGATCAAGACCGGTATGTCGCTGCCAATGTTCGCATTCAAGATGGGACAGCTGTCGCGGACATCAAAGCGGAAAGGCTCGTCGAGTTCTCCTGTGGATACACCTGTGACGTGGAGCTGACCCCCGGTGTGCACGAAGGGATCAAGTACGACGGTATCCAGAGGAACATTCGTTATAACCACGTTGGGATGGGCCCTGTAAACTGGGGCCGTGCTGGCAATGAAGTGAGGTTGCGAGTAGACGGGGTGGACATCGAGCCGGGGGTGTGTGTTGAGAACACGTATGATTCAACCATGACCCCGGAACAGCTTGCAGAATTGAATGCCAAACTGGCCGCCGAAACAGCTCGAGCGGATGCGGCAGAAGCCCAGGTGGCCACGTTGACAGCCTCCAGAAACGATCAGGCTTCAGTCCTCGCGGAAAGAGATGTTGCTCGGGGGGAGAGGGATGCGGCTGTCAAGCGTGCGGACGCTCTGGAGCAGTCTCTCCCTGAGAGGGTTGCTGCGCGAGTGACCTTGGAGCGAGACGCCCTTGTAGTGCTGGGCGCGGGTTTCAAGTGTGATGGTCTGCGAGACCACGATCTCCGAGTGGCGGCCGTGAAAAAGGTCGACAGTGCTTTTGATGCAACAGGCCAGTCAGAGGATTACGTTCGAGGTGTGTTCACCTCCATCGTCCGGTCTGAAAAAGTCGCCGATGAAAGCCTCGAGAAACTTCGCCGAGACGTGGCAGATGCTCCAGGTGACGTGGAGAAGAACGCGATTCAAAAAAATGCCGAGGCGTCTAGGAAAGTAATCCGCCCTTGGGACAAGGCCTGATCCTCATACTCTTTGGAGAGAACCATGCAGACCTCGCACTCACTTGACCCTTCCGTCGCTGGCCTTGCGGGCGATTTCTACGACACCTCGTGCCTTCAGGAGTGCGTGAGTGCTCCGGCGTCCGAGACTATCCCCTTCGGTGTCCTCGTAGGCCTCCACACAGATGGCAAAGCGCGTCGATGGCGCACGGGCGACAAAGTCCTTGGCATCTCCAAGCGGCGCTCCACTCGTGAGAGTGGCCTGTACGCGGAGGGTGCTTCCGCGGATTGGAAGCTCTACGAAGAGGTCCCGTGCGTCCGTAAGGGCCGCGTCTGGATGCAATTCGAATCGAACGCTGTCGGCGTCCGGCTTGCAGCCCCCAATATGTGGGGACCGTCTACGGACGGTCTGTCTAACGCGGCCAAACGGGGCTTCGCCACTTCACGAGTGGTGGACGTGGACGCCGGAGAAGAGGTCACTGCAATGACCGGAATGCTCTTCTACAAGTCAGTCGCGGCGACGGATGTTGTCTGCGTCGTTGAACTCAACCTTCCCGCCTGAGACCTAAGGACCCCTGATCATGCGTAAGCAGACCATCGAGAATCTCAACATCGGCCTGTTTGCCGCGCGCTTCCTCGAGCACTGTGGCCACGTGGACGGTACGGGCAAGGCAGACGCGGGAGAGACCATCGTCTTCGGCCGAGAACTGGAACACATCATCGCTGCGACCTTTGACGTCAAGTACGCCGAAACGTCTTGGCGGAAGTTCGTCCCCACGGACACTGTCGATCCCGGAACGGAACGCGTCACATATCAGCAATATGATATGGTTGGAGAGGCGGAGTTCGTAGACCTGGATTCCAACGCGTTTCCTCGAGTGGAAATCAAGGGCGCGGAGTTCAGCTGCAAGTTCGCCAGCATCGGGGCCAGCTACGGGTACTCGATCGGGGAGTGGCGCGCGGCGCAACTGGCCAAGCGGCCTCTTGACGCGATGAAGGCCCGGGCTGTCCGGGAGATCATGGAGCGCAAGCTCGATAAGATTGCGGCCGTCGGCGACGCGGCTCACAACCTCACGGGACTGGCGAACGCGCCGAACGTCACCGTCTTGACGAACGGGGCGGGCGGCACGGTAGGGCTTTCCTTGAAGGTGTGGCTCCCTACGGGGGGTGGCATCACGGCGACGGCTCTGGACATTTACAACGACGTGGCCTTCGCGGTTCGAAAGATTCGCGACGACTCGAAGAACGTTTTCCAGGGCCCTTACACGCTTCTGCTCCCGACGAAAATCTCCAACTACCTGAACTCGACACTTTTCCAACCGACTTTCAACACGAAGACGGTTCTCCAGGCGATCAAGGAGATTGACGGTATCAGCGTGATTGACACCTGGAACCGACTCGACGCAGCGGGTGCGGACCTCAAGGGTCGGATCGTTCTGTACACGGCAAACCCGGAGCTGGTGCAGATGTACATGGCCACGGACTTTGAGTCTTTCCCTCCGGAGGTCAAGAGCCGCACGTTCACCGTGGATTGCCACGCCCGCCCTGGCACCGTGGCTGTCCGATATCCCAAGTCAATGATCTACCTCGACGGCTGCGGCGGAACTGACGCCTGAGCCCCGGCCGAGGACATTCAGGGCGTCCATCCCACTGGGGTGGGCGCCTTTTGAGTTTTGGAGGATTCCATGTCTGCCACCGTGAACATGAAGAGAGGGGATACTTTCTCGAGGACTTGCACCTATTCGAGAAATGGTGCCCTTTTCAATCTCACTGGGACCACTATCCGGGCGTCTCTCCGTTCAGATTCGGACCTGCTGATCGAAGAGCTGGACGTGACCCTTCTTGCGCAAAGCGGCGCAACTCTAGGGCAGTTCAAGCTTTCCAAGCCTCACGCGGCCACGACCCTTTGGCCAGTTGGCTCCCACCTTTTTGATATCGAGTATACCTTTCCTGACGGGTCTCGTATCACAACGGACACGATCTCCTTGGTGGTCAATACCGATCAGACGCGATGACAACGGAGGTCTCCAACGGGGAGGTCCACTCCACTTCTATTGAGGGAGGGGGACAGTTCTCCACAGGGTCGGTGACGACGGAGCACTTGACTGTGCTGGCGGGGGACGTCGAGCAGGTCACCGTCATCAACTTGGAGCCGGGGCTCGTACTCCTGGAGACGCTCCACAAAACGGTAGTCGAAACGACTATAGGCACGTCTTCGGCCACCGTTCTCGACGTGGCCATAGGGCCTGCGGGGCCGCAGGGTCCCCAGGGTGTACCCGGCTCGGCCGAGGCTGCATATTTGTCCGTGGATTGCCTGTCCTCCGATGCAGTAGGTCATTGCGTGTACGTCTCTGGCCCGGCTGTTCTGGGGCGCGTACAGGTGGCCAAAGCCGACATTTCTACCTTCTCGAAGATGCCCGCCATCGGGGTCCTGGTGTCCAAGAGCGGCCCCACCTCTGGCGTTGTGCAATTGTCGGGGGCGTTGACGCCCGGAGGGCCTCTGACCCCTGGAGCAAGGCTCTGGGTGGGCGCAACGGGCACTCTCGTAGGGACACGCCCTGACGCCCCAGCGTTTTTGCAAATCATGGCCCAGGCGCTCGATGCCTCTGAGGCCTGGCTAAGGCCCTCAGTCGATCTAACAAAGGTGATATGATGTCAACGAAAAAGAAGAAGCCCGCCCCCTCCAGCAACGTTCGAGGTCCCGTCGAAAGAGACGGTGCAACCCATTTGCACCGAGAGGATTTGCTCTATGTTGAACTCCTCCAAGCCAAGACTTTTGTCGCTTTCCAGGGCTTGGCACTCCAGAAAAGAGAGCACGAAGCCATGCTCCTTCGGCATGCGGAGGAGATTAGAGCTTCCCAATCCACTATCGCGACTCTCAAAGCCCAAGCCCAGGAGCTGGAAACCAAGACAGCCTCGGTATGGACGGAGATGGGAGACGTCTACGGTTTGGACTTCCACATCGTATCCTACGATGATGAAACGGGCCGGCTTACAGTTCACGAGAGGACCTGAGCTATGCCCGAACGAAAACCTATGTTTATGTCTTCTCAGGGATATTCCGAGGAGATGGCTACCTCCGACAGTGCCCGCTTCGGAGGTCTGATTATCACCTCTTCGGCCGGTATTGACATGGGAGGGTTTCGGGTCACGAACCTCGGGGCTCCCGTGTCGGCTTCCGATGCAGCCACGAAGACGTACGTCGACGCTCTCACCACTGGCCTGGATTTCAAAAATTCCGTTCGGGTCAAGACGGCTACGGCGCTTCCGGCCTACACTGCTGCTGGCTCGGGCGTGGGTAAGACTCTCACGGCCAATGCTAACGGCGCACTCACGGTTGACGGTGTGGCAGTCGCCGTGGGTAATCGCGTGTTGGTGGCCGACCAAGGCGCGTCTCACGTGGATCACGGGATCTACGACGTGACGGCCGCGGGTAGCGCGGGTTCCGCATTCGTCCTCACACGGTCTACGGACGCGGACTCGAATGCCGAGGTCACCGCGGGGATGTTCACGTTCGTCTCAGAGGGCACGGTCTGGGCGGACACTGGCTGGGTGCTGCAGACGGACGATCCGGTCACGGTTGACACCACTACGCTCTCGTTCTCCCAGTTCACCGGCACAGGCGCAGTGTCGGCGGGGGCGGGCCTCCTCAAGACCGGCAACGTCCTCGACGTTGAGGTGGACACCGCAGCCGCGGCCCAGACGGCGGGTAGTGGAGGGGGTAGCTCTGGCCTCGAGTTCGATGCTTCGGGCGTAGGGGGCAAGCTCCGGGCGGCCGTGAATGCGACGGCGGGCCTCGAGCGCACGGCAAGTGGGCTCGGTGCGCGTCTCAACGGGACAACGTTGCAGAGCGCAGCGGCGGGGCTGTCGGTGAAAGGTTTGCCGTCTCTGTTCGAAATCAACGGCGTGGCCACTTCGGCCAACGCCACCGCGACAAACGTAAATTCTCTGCTCGACGGGAACCCTATCACCGGGCTCCATTTCCACCGGGACCAAAAGACGGATGTGCCCGTGGACGAGGCCGTGGCCGTGGCCGACCCCCTTGTTGCAGGGACGACCAACGATCGCGTGCAGAAGGGACGAGCGGACACAGACGCTAAGTCCTACGTGCTCGGGGTGGCAGAGACGGCGCAGGCCTCCGTGGGGAGCTCGACGCGCATGGTCCTTCGGGGTGTGGCCTCGGGCGTTCTCTCGGGGGCCACTGTGGGCGCGAGGTACTACCTTGGCGCGACAGGGGGTCTCACAGCAGCCAACACGCCCCCTGGCGCGGGCATGCGTGTGATTCTGGTCGGCGTGGCTAAGAGTCCCACGGACCTCTGGACCAACATCATCGACTACGGCAAGAAGGCCGCATGATAGGGCCTGACAGGATCCAGGTCGTCAAGAGGGAGTCCTCAGCCGGAGGGGGCGATGGGGCTGAGGACTTCGACTACCTGAAGACGCTGGATCCCCAGGAGGACGTCCTCGAGGCCGCGGGGCTGTACGTCCAGGACGCGGGCGCGAGAGACGAGACGGTGTACATCGAGAGGGACGCGGGGCAGCTGCGTTTCAGAGATCAAGTGCAGACTACACCCCTAACGCTCACTCAACTTCTGGGGGGCGTGGCTACAGATCCAGACCTCACGGTCTCGTTTCTTTTGATGGGAGGGTGACATGGCACAGACGGCAAAAGTCCTTGGCCAAGTAGCGCCCAATCAGAACACGGACACGGTGCTTTACACGGCTCCGGCGGCCACTCGCGCAGTCTGTTCTACGTTGGTCATTTGCAATCAGGCAGCGGTCAATGCGACCTTTCGAGTCTGGGTAGCCGTGGCGGGGGCTGCGACTTCCGCCCCTCAATATCTCGCATATGACGTGACTCTCTCGAAGAACAATCTGGTCACGCTGACGATTGGCATCTCTCTCGCCCCCACCGACGTAGTCCGAGTGAGACACTCGGGGGCTAACGGTACGGTGAGCTTCAACCTCTTCGGACTGGAAGTCACATGAGCGCCACGGGTCTTTTGCAGCCGGTCCTGCTTTACGACGCCAACGAGATCCCTATAGTCCTGGGACAGGCGCCCATGGCCGCCTCTTTGCCCGTCGTAGTGGCGAGCAATCAAACCCCCATTGGGGTGACACAAGCCAACGCAGAAGAGGCAACCTTTACGGCTATTGCTATCAACGTTGTTGTAGGCAACAACAAGTCCCTTCTGAGTCTGTACAACCCCGTAGGCTCTGGACGGGCTCTGAAACTCCGGGAGTTCTACATCCGGAACCCTCAAACAGCGGCCGTGACCGGCGTGGCCGGGGACTTCCGTCTCTACAGGTGGTCTCACACGAGCGCCCCCACGGCAGGGACGGTGATTGTTGCGAGAGCCCACGATACGAACGACATTCTGGGGGCGGGGATAGACGTCCGAACAGGGGGAACTTTGGGCGGCACCGAAGAGGCCGACCCTCTTGACCTCATGAGGATCTCCACCGACGAATGGGGTCCCGGCACGTTGGACCAAGAAGGCGCTCAGCAAACCATTGCTAACTACATGCCCGCGAGGGCTAAAAGGGACGCCATTCTAAAGGCCTTCACGGCGAGACCTGGCCAAGGGTTGCATATGAAATTCGCTACGAACTCCACGGCGGGGGCAGCCGATATCATCTTCGTATTCACGCAGGCCTGACACAAATGGGAACTCCCAGGACCTCAGATGGCAAACCCATCGTCATGTCGTCTTCCTTTCCGGGAAACGTCTTCTATTACGTGACGGGTGCGGGCGACGGGGAGAAGACAAGGGGAGACGGGGAGACGTTCGGTTTGAGGGCCGAAGGGTCGGAGCCCCGATCGGTAGAGCCCGTGGAATTCGATTTCGTCGATCCTGTTTACGTATCGGGAGGGGCGATACTCTGGACGAACGCTGTCTTTGGGGACCACGTGACCTTGGAGACCGTTATCCCCGCGACACCCGCCCCCAGCAGCACGCCTGGAACGGGTAATTGCAACCTCGTGTTCGTCGGAGCAGGAAACCTGATCGTTCCAGCGCCTGGCAATGGATCGCACACGGTAGACCTGGCCACGGCCGTTCCCGTGCCGGCTGTGAACGAAGAGACGGGGGACCTCTCCGGGTTCTGGGACTGGTCCAGTCCGGACACAGGGAGGGGCGCTATTTCCGCAAGCAAAGCTCCCGGGGATGCTCCTTGGAACCTGCTTGACTTTGCTCCACCCCCCGTGAGGTTCATGAACCGTTTCCTTTTGCTGGGAGACGGGCGTGTGGATATCGATCCCCCCATCAAGCCGAAGAAGATTCTCCCCCACTGGAAGTTCCGGGTGAGCGTTCATTCTGCGGGCCGACAGAGCGGCACTCTTGATTTGGTTTGGTCCTTGAAGACCGGACGCGCGAGGACAGCATGACGACCTTCTTGTTTTCCACCACGTCCGCTCCCCTCTCCCGGGTCATTCGAGCCGCCACGAAGGGCTCCGTGAGCCATTGTGGAATCGGGAAGACCTTGGCCGGAGTGCAGATGGTCGCGGACGCTTCTTTGCTGGGTATCGAGATGGTGGAGAGGCGCCAATGGCTCAAGGGAAAGATTCTCCTCGCCGAAGTAGAAGTGCCCTCGGTCTTGGCTCCCGAGGACTCTTACGTGCTCGAGCACCTCGGAGTGGGCTACGACTACTCGGGGATGCTCGGGTATCTTCCCGTGTTTTTGGCACGATGGCTGGGGCGAAAGATCCAAAACCCCTGGGCCTCCCCGACTCACATGGTCTGTTCTGAGTTCCTGATTCGAGGGATGCAGCAACGGGGCCAGTGCTTGGATCTGGATCCCGAGTTCTACGACCCTCAGAGGCTCCTGAGGTTCTGCACAGATACCCTTCGACTATGACCCTGGTCCAATTCCGTGCGCGTTTCCCGGAGTTCTCTCTCGCAGAGAATGCCTACGTGCAGTCTTTCCTGACGGCGGCGATCGCTCGGCTGGACGCCACAGCTTGGCCAGCGGACATGCTGGTGGAAGGCATTGGGTACCTCGCCGCGCATCTGATGGCTCTCACTCCCGCGGGACACACGGCGGGCATGTCGAGCCAGGGCATGTCCACCTACGGCCGAGAATACGACAACCTTTGCAGGATCGTGGCGGGAGGCCCGCAGGTGATATGAGGGTCCGTTCCTCCATCAAAGACACGGACAAGGGGTACCAAAAGCTCCGCCGGGAGCTATCCATCAAGGGCTCCAAGGTCGAGGTGGGGGTGTTCCAACAGGCCGGGGGAGCCACGTACGGCAACCAGGGGGTGTCGGTACTCGACGTGGCCATCTGGCAAGAGTTCGGGACCATCGGGGCCAACGGTTGGCACATCCCTCCCCGGCCGTTCATTAGGACGTACTTCGACGGGCAACAGCCGCGCATCACTGGGATTGTGCTGTCGACGATGAAGGGCGTGGTCAAGGGGCAGTACACGAAGACGCAGGCCCTCCACCGCATCGGGCTGAAGCTCTCGGGGGAGATTCAGCAGGGTATCAAAGTGGGCTTCTTTGGGGCCTACCCCGAGAACGCGCAGAACACTATTGATAGGAAGGGGAGTTCGACACCTCTCGTGGACACTGGCCAGTTGCGTTCCTCCATCTCTTACAAGGTGAAATTGCGATGATTGGGGACAGCCGAGAGATCTTGCGGGAGGTGATCCAAAACGCCGCGGGCGTGGTGGCGCAGTGGTCCGTGGACGCCGTGCCTTTCACCCCCCCGGGGGAAACGGCCACGGTCGGAGCGGCTTTCAACCCCTCAATTGTTGCGCCGACGATGGCGGGCTTGGCAGGGAAGACGAGGCTCGTTTTGCGTGTGCTGTCGAGCTCGGACCTGGGGGCCGATGAACCTCGACGGATGTATAACGCCGCGCACCATCAGAACGATGTGACGCAGAGCGGGATTAGGATGTATTCGCTATCAATAACATGTGTTAGCTACGGCCCTACGCCCCCGTCGGAGACTCTAGAACTCCTGAGGACCCGGCTCCAGAGGTCCAACTTTCGAAAGTCGATGAGAGCAATCAACGTGGCCATAGTGGACATGCTGGGGATTGTGGACGTACCCATCGCGGGCTCGCGTGTCCTGGAGGCGGGGAGACAGGCTGTGCTTGATATGAAACTCGCCTGGGCTATGAATGATGCTCTCCCTCCCGAGGACTTCATCGAGAGGGCCCGTGTTACGGGGCTCTATCCGTAAACTTTCGATATGATTCAAGAGAGGATCGCCGTCCGAGGGGCTCCCGGGCCCACTGGACCCACGGGCCCTACGGGACCCGCTGGCGCGACAGGAGCAACCGGCGCAACGGGACCTACGGGGCCCACGGGAGCCACAGGCGCGACGGGACCCGCCGGCGCGACGGGCGCAGCTGGGGCAGCCGGGGCAACTGGCGCGACGGGGGCTACAGGGGCCACCGGACCCGCGGGCGTGGGTCTCGGACTGGCGAGGGCCCAGTACACGGCCCCTGTCAGCGGCTCTACGGACACGGTCTTGTACACGGTGCCCGCTAGCCCCTCCGGCCCCAAGCGCTGCGTGCTGACGAGCATGCTCCTCCGTGTGGACACTGCACTCGTGGGGGCGGGGAGCGTCACGGCGAGAGTGGGAATCACGGTGGGAGGCCAAGAGATTCTCTTGGACTTCGTGATCAATTCGGGGGTGGCCGTAGGGACCATCGTGGGCCTGACGTTCTCCCATCTGGGGACGTCGATGGTCGCAAGCGACGGATACGTGGCTATGTTGGATGCGGGATCAACCGTGAACCTGCGAATGACAGCTGCCGGCACAGTAACCACGGCTCCCGTCCTCACCTCACACGTGGTGGGCTTCAACCTGGCGAGCATCTGATGTACACCGCTCGACGACGGGTCGGTGAGCCCGTGCCTCTGTTCGACTCGGATTTCACAACCTTGGCCACGGGAGCGGTGTCGCAAGCGCAACTCAACGCGCTGGGATGGGGCTCGGTGCGTGTTGGCGGAGACGGCTACTCCTACGGAGGCGCGTACGTGCAGACGGGGCCGTCGACCATCCAAGGGGGTATCTCGGCGGTCCAGGCCCGAATGCAGGAGTTCTCTTCGACGCAGCGCGGGCTGCTGCAAGAGCGCGCGACGACCACGTATATCGCGCGTTCCAGGGCTTTGGCCACCACGTCTACGGGTCAGATGCAGTGGCTCTCTCCGGGAAGCGGCCCCCCTGTTTACTCCGACAGCGGCTCTAGCCCTATTGTGAGTCTCTCGGACGCGAGACGTATCGTAGTGCCAAGCGGTGGATATTCGTTTTACGCGAACGTGACTACGCTCGCAGCGGCTGGCTTCTTGTGTGGCTCTCTTTGGCGCCGGTCGAACACGGGAACGTTTACCCATCAATGGGGAGGGGGACAAAGCCCTGTCGCTCCTTACGCCCTTGATTCATCCATAGCCAGCACGGCGTGGGAATTCCGAAGCATTGAAGACGCCCACGACGGCGCCACTGCTTGGTATCTCGCGCCCGCTTTGGCTGGCAGCTTCGGCGTCGGCGACGCCAACATTGCCCAAGACGTCTACGTCGACGCTGTGCAGCTGGAGCCGGGACGAATCCCGACGTCTTTCGTCGGAGCCACCACAGGTACGTCGGCGACGCGGGGTGTTGACGGGCTCTCGACTACCGTTGGAACGGCAGCCGGAATGCTAGGAGCCGGCGGTCGGCTCTCCGTCCTCAAGGAGGGGGTATGCCTTGGCCCTCTGTCAAAAATGACAGGCACGGCAGGGATTGTTTGCCTTTGGGACTGGGTTTCTAGTGGGGGTGTCCACTCCAAACTCACCATGAACGTGACTACTCGGATTGTTACGTTGACTATTGGAGGGGGCGGTGGATCTTTCTCCTTCCCTACGGCCCTTCCAGACACTTTGAGAGGAGATAAACTCTCTGTGTTCCTCGGGACAAATTCCTCAGGGGTGTCAACGCTAAAAGCGAGGGTCAACAACAACGCCGTCGTAAATTGTGGGGCCAGTGGTGCGCTGGGGTCTTTTCCCAGTACTCTCCCCCAGATGTCCAACGGTACGAATCTCGGCGCCACTCCAACCGAGTCGTTCGACTTCATGGACACTAGGTTTGCAACCTTCAAGCCGGGCGAAGCCCCGATTGTGTTCCTATGATGCCCGATAAATCCTACATCGCGGGGGCCCTGGTGGACTGCACGATTTTGGTCATCGCCTTCTTGGCCTGGAGGATTGACGCCAGTCTGCAGCACATCTTCATCGGGGTTCTCTGCTCGATGGCCGGCGCACGAGTGGCCATGTTGCGCAAACCCCCCGGGCCTCCCGGGCCCCCCGGTGTTGTATCCACGTCGGCGGGGATGGCTCTCTGTATTGGTCTTTGGATCGCGGGCGCTCACCTGCTCAGCAAGGGCTCCCCTACGACCTGACTCGTACACTTCTCCTATGAAGCTCTCCGTCTCCTGGCAGCAGACGGTCGTCCTTGTGGCGGCCATGGTGTTCATTTTCGCGTGGGTCAAAACGGGCCTGGGAGACGTGAAGGCGGCCATCACGGCCGTGAGCAGCGGTGCCGTGGCTCTTTGGGCTCTCTTCCAATCGCCCCCGAGTGCGCCATGAGGTTCCTCCGAGATCTCGTTCTCTCCGTCCTAGTCGCGTGCATCATCGGACTGGCCAGTTGCATGAGCGGCTGTGTCCCGGCCAGGGTAGCGAACGACGCGACACGCGCCGGAGTCATCAGTCTGGCCGGCGCAACTCGAGTGATCTACAAGGTCTGCGAAGCCAAAGTCTTCGAGGCTCGGGACAACCCCGAGCTGACAGAAGCTGAAGTCCTTCAGGCCGTTGCGCTGGCGGACACCTGCGACGACGGCATCTCCACCGCCCTCGAAGCTCTGGAGGAGGGGGCAGCGGCTGTCGACCAAAACATCGTCAAAGGGGCCGCTTGCAGCTCTCTCCGGGCGTCTGCCGCCCTTACAGCTGTGGTCGTGGCGTTGCGCAATTACGGCGCCGTGATCCCCTGGTCGGTATCTCAAGCCATGCGAGTGGGAGACGTGGCGGGAGCGTATTGCAAATGATCCTCTCCGCCCTCCCCGTGCTGCTGCAATGGTTGCCGGCGCTCATCGACGTTGTCTCCACGGCCCTGGGGGGAGACGTGCACAGGGACGAGGGTGCTTGGTGTGCTCACATCGCAGATCTCGCCGACGTGTGTAGAGGGTTGCGGGACAGAGACACGTCTACGGTCCTGGTCGTGCAGAGCATCTTGAAGGACGTTAGGCCTGACGCACTCCGAGCCGCTCGAGCGTCTTTGCACCAGAGGGCCGGCAAATGAAGACATCTCAAGAGGGCTTGGACTTCTTGGCCAAGGAGGAGGGCGTGGTCCTCCACGAGTACCGAGACCAGGTAGGTCTGCTGACCATTGGCGTGGGGCATCTTCTGCGTCCTGGAGAACGCTACCCTCAGGGGATCTCCAGGGAGAAGGCTTTCGATCTCCTGCGCCAAGATGTGGAGGGGGCAGAGGCTGCGGTCAACACGACCACCGCGACCCTGAGGCAGAATCAGTTTGATGCGCTGGTTTCTCTGGTGTTCAACATCGGCGTAGCTGCGTTCAAGGGCTCCACCCTCCTCCGCAAGCTGAACGAGGGGGATATGGCCGCGGTGGAGCAGCAATTCCACGTCTGGCGCAAGGGAGGGGGGCAGGTCTTGCCCGTCCTGGTCGCGAGACGTCGCCGAGAGGCTGGTCTGTTCTCTCGTCCGTAGTCTCTGGCGCGTACGCTTTCCTCATGGCCAAGAGGTCTCGGAAAAGGTGTAAATGCACCTGCTGCGTCTCTACAGAGATCGACATGAAGCTAGGCCAACAAATCCTCTGGCTCAGAGGGTGCAAGTGCCAAAACGTAGGAGAGGCCGACCGATGCCCGTGCAAATTCTGTGTCGGCATGGCCGCGTCTTTCAAGCAAAGCCACTTCTACCGAGGCCTCCGCGTCTCGGATCTGTACCGCAAGGCATGACATATAAGTAGGATTCCTACTCTTCGTGTATGGCACTGGCCGATATCGTTGCAGTCAACATCACGGCGAATTCCGCCGCGCCTACTCAGGTCGGATTCGGAACCCCCCTGATTCTCGCACATCACACGCTTGACGCGGTTGCGAGGGTCCGAGAGTATTCGTCTTCGACGGCGCTCACGTCTATGGTTTCTGATGGTTTTACCACGAGCCATCCAGCATACATTGCGGCTACGGCTCTTCTGTCGCAGAACCCCCGGCCCCCGAAGTTGAAGATCGGTCGGTGCGCTACGGCGCCCACTTGGGCTTTCACGTTGCAATGCCTCTCGGCCGTTGAGGGCGACAAGTACACACTGACCATCAACGGGGAGGCCATCACCTACACGGTCCTCGCAGCGGCCACCACGACATCGGTAGCCACGGCCCTCGAGCTCCTTGTGGAAGCGGTCACGGGAGTCAACTCCACATCCACCGCGGACACGATCACGTTGACCAGCGCCACAGCGGGCACCCCTGTTCGAGTGCAAGCCTGGTCGAACAACATGAAGCTGACCGAGACCACGGCAGACCCCGGACTGGCTGCCGACCTGGCCGCCATTCAGGTGGAGGACGACGATTGGTACGGGCTCACGGGCACCTTGGCCAGTAAGGTCTGCATCCAAGCGGTGTCCGCCTGGACGGAAGCTCAGAAGAAGATTTACGCTACGCACACCAGCGATTGGGCCAACGGGGACCCGTCTTCGACGACCGATGTGATGTACGCGGAGAAAGCTCTCGCCCACGCTCGGACGTATCTGCAATACAACGGGAATGACACGATGGGTTACTCAGGGGCTGCAATCCTGGGATCTCGTCTCCCCTCCACCCCCGGCTCGGACACCTGGGCGCTGAAGACGCTCTCGGGCATCACGGTAGAGAGTCGAAAGACTCTTACCGCGACCCAGGAGTCGGCGATCCGGGCCAAGAACGGCAACGTTTACGTGGTCCTCGCGGGCTTGAACAAGACCCGTCGGGGCATCTCCCCTGCAGGCGAATACATGGACGTTGTGCGCTTCCGAGACTGGCTCGAGGCCACGATGCAGGTGCGCGTCTTCGCGTATCTCGCGGGGGCTGAAAAGGTCTCCTACACGGACACAGGGGTTGATGCGATCGGCTCTGTCATCAGAGGCACCCTCGCCGACGGCATTCGGGCGGGAGGGCTGGCCGCCGACCCCGCGCCCACCCTCTCTACGGTGAAGGTGGACAACGTCTCGAGCACTGACCGAGCAGCTCGGACCTATAATGGCTTCACCTTCACCGCGCGTCTGGCCGGTGCAATCCACGAACTCACCATCAACGGGACCATCGGAGTCTGATCATGGGCGCACTGAAGATCTGGGATCTCGAGCAACTGTCCCCCATCATCCTCGGCGTGCCCATTGAAGGGGGTTACGGGGAGGGGGAGGTGGTGAAGATTGAGCATGACGAGCCTGCTTTCACCATGAAGAAAGGCGCGGACGGCCACGTGAACCGGTCGAAGACCTACAACGGAGTGGCCAAGATCACGCTGACGCTGATGCAGACCTCCGAGTACAACGCTCTGCTGAGCGCGATTCTGAACGTTGACAAAGCGGGCAAAAACGGGGCAGGAGTGGGTCCTACGCAGATCAGAGACAAATCTGGTGCGACCCTGTATTTCGCTTCGAAGTCCTGGATTGAAGGCCCCCCCAATGCGACTTTCAGCCGAGAAGCCACGCATCGAGATTGGGTCATCTGTACGGCAGACCTGACGCATTTCGAAGGCGGGAACTGAACGAAAAAGGGCACCTCGACGTCGAGGTGCCCTTTTAGCCTAGCTGCAGCCCATAGAATTCCCACAATTGTGGCACCTGTAACAGGATGCGTTGCGCACTGTCGTGTGCCCGCAGACGTCACAGAGAGGGGCGTCACCTAGGGGGGCGGAGATAGTAATCTCCTTTATTTCTCCTGGCAATGTCACCTGGACATCTTCATGCAATGTGTCCGGCGGAACGTGGGCCAAGTCATACCGTCGCAGGTAATCGACTCCCAGAGACCGGAAGATGTAGTCAACAATAGACGTTGAGAATTTGACGTATGGGTGCCCCTGCACGGCCCCTTGAGGCTCGAAGCGGGTAAACGTGAAGTGGTCGACGTATTTCTCGAGAGGGACTCCGTACTGCAAACCCAGGGAAACGGCCTGCGCGAAGCAATTCATCAGGGAGCGGAACGAGGCGCCCTCTTTGTGCATGTCGACGAAGATCTCCCCGAGCGTGCCATCCTCGTACTGGCCAGTGCGCAGGAACACCTTGTGCCCGCCGATGCGAGCGGACTGCGTGCACCCCTGCCGACGGGCGGGCAGCTTGCGCCTCTCGGCCACCAAAGGACCGGGGGGCACCTCCTGGGCCTGGGCGGGGGCTTCCACCGCCTTGGCCGAGGTGAGCGGCTGGGAGGCTTTGCACCCGTCTCGGTACACGGCCAAGGCCTTCAAACCCAAGCGCCAGCCCTCTTCGTAGACGTGTTGGATGTCCTCCACCGTGGCCTCCGGGGGGAGGTTGACTGTTTTGGAGATTGCCCCCGACAGGAACGGCTGCACCGCAGCCATCATCTTGACATGGGCCATGGGCGCCAGGTACCGCTTGCCTTTCTTGCCGCACCGATTAGCGCAGTCGAAGACCACGTAATGTTTCTCGTCGAGGTAGGGCGCGCCTTCGATCGTCTCCTCCTCGAGGAGGTAGGCTTCGATCTTGACTATTTGTTCGGGAGAGTAGCCCAGATTACGGAGCCCCTCTCCCACGCTCTGATTCACGATCTTGAAGTGCCCACCCCCCGCCAACTTCTTGTATTTCACGAGAGCGAAGTCCGGCTCCACCCCCGTGGTGTCGCAGTCCATCAGCAGCCCAATCGTGCCCGTGGGGGCCAACACCGTTGCTTGGGCGTTGCGGTACCCATATTTGGCCCCGAGATCGAGAGCCTTCTTCCAATCGAGGTGCCCGTGGAGATCTTTACCTGCCTCCGCGTGCATACGGAGCACTTTCATCATGTGCGCCTTGTTCTGCTCGTATCCCGCGAAGGGCCCCATACTCCTCGCGAGTTCCGCACTGGTCGTGTACGCCACGGCACCCATGATGGACGTGACCGTGGCCGCGAACTGACGCCCCTCTTCGCTGTCGTAGGGGAGGCCTTTCTGCATCAGAACGGCCCCGAGGTTCGCGTAACCGAGACCAAGAGGACGGTAGTCGTGGCTGTTTTGCGCTACCTGGGCTGTAGGGTAGGACGAAAGATCGACCAGAATGTCCTGGGCAATGAAGAAGATGCGGCAGGCGTGCCGGTAGCTCCTGACGTCGAAAACCCCTTTTGTGGAATCCCAGAACTTGGCCAGGTTGACGCTCGCCAGGTTGCACGCCGTGTCGTCGAGAAACATGTATTCGGAACACGGGTTGGAGGCGTTGATCCGGCCCGCCTGCGGGCACGTGTGCCACTTGTTGATGGTGGTGTCGTATTGAACCCCGGGGTCCGCACATGCATGGGCCGCCTCGGCGACCATTCGCCACAGCCCCTTGGCCTCGTACGTCTCTTGAACTTTGCCGGACGTGCGGGCCACGGTGTTCCACTTGGAGCCGGCCAACGCGGCCCTCATGAACTCGTCACTGACCCGGACGGAGTTGTTCGAGTTTTGGCCCGACACCGTGTGGTAGGCCTCGCCGTTGAAGTCGCTTGAGAACCCCGCGGCGATCAGCGCGTGGGCCTTTTTCTCCTCACGCATCTTCCACTGAATGAAGTCGACGATCTCCGGGTGGTCCATGTCGAGGCAGACCATCTTTGCCGCCCGCCGCGTGGTTCCGCCGGACTTCGTCGCCCCGGCGGCGCGGTCAAACACCTCCAGGAAGGACATCAGTCCGCTCGACGTCCCACCACCGGACAGCTTTTCGTAACGACTTCGGATGGCGCTGAAGTTCGAGCCGGTGCCCGACCCGTATTTGAACAGGCGAGCCTCTTTCTGGAGGAGGCTGAAGATCCCCATCAGATCGTCGTCCGCTTTTTGGATGAAACAGGCGGAGCACTGCGGACGCTCGTATGCGTTGGAGGTCTCTGTGACCGTGGCCTCCTCGAAGTTCCACGCCCAGTTTCCGCCGGAACCTTTGATGCCGTATTGAGCCCACAAGCCGCAGTTGAACCAAACAGGTGAGTTGAACGCGCCGTATTGGTTCACGAGGAGAAACGAAAGCTCCGCCTCGAAGTTGTCCGCGTTCTCCTCGTTGAAATAGCCTCCGCTGACTCCTTCCTGTCTTATCGTACGGGCTATGCGCCGGATGACTTGCCATACGCTTGTCTCTGCCCCTGTCTCGTTGGGCACTCCCGCCTTACGCAAATATTTTGAAGCTAAGATGTCTCCGGCCAGTTGACTCCAATCTTTCGGCACCCATACGTCGTCAAACTGGGTTACTACGTTCCCGTCTGGATCTTTTATAGTGCAACTTCGACTTTCATATTGAATCCCAAGAGGATCTACTCCGGCAGTCGTGAAAGCTCTTTGAATCTTGATCATTTGTCCCTCTTCTCGTTGTCGCCGGTGACCACCGCGTTACCGCCGACCCACGCGTTGCCGTCGACCCTCGCGTTGCCGGTGACCTGCGCGTCGCCGGTGACCACCGCGTTGCTGGTGACCCCCGCGTGCCCGGTGACCCGCGCGCGGCCACTGACCCTCGCGTCGCCGGTGACCCACGCGTTGCCGTCGACCCTCGCGTTGCCGGTGACCCACGCGTTGCCGTCGACCAACGCGTGCCCGGTGACCCACGCGTTGTCGGTGACCACCGCGTCGCCGGTGACCCACGCGT